GCAGATTGTGGACATTCTCGGCCCTGGGGTTGACCTTCCACCACTTGCCAGACGCAAAGATGTGGTCGTTGGCCTCTGGCATCTCGGGCAAGTCCTCGACCTCCACCGGCACCACGCCGCCAGGCTGCTTGAAGAACTTCCAAGCGTACTGGCCGGTCATCTTTTCCTTCTCGGCCATGCGGTGCCACCAGTGGTCATCGTCCATCGGGTTGGTGTCCATCCAGATGCCGTGCCAAGTAGCGCCGCCATCCCGCTTGGTAGGGTAGCGGCCAACCCGGTGGGTCAGTCCGTCAATCACAGCCTTGGGCAGCTCACGGGCCTCGTTCACCCAGGCACCGGTCAGCTCCAGCGAAAGCAGCTTTCTGACATCCTTGGGCTGGTCAAGGGCCAGAAAGATGACCTCGCAGTCAATGCCAGCCGCATCACCACGGGCAGGCAAGCGGATGTGGTGGGTGATGGGCGGTGTCCACAGCATGGGCCCAAAGGTGCTCTCGGGGAACAGATCCAGCCATGTCTTGATGGTGGTGGTTTTCAGCATGGGGTAGCTGTTCCTGACAATGGCCCACCGGCTGTAGCGCACATTGTCAATGGCAGACGGCTTCTGTTGCACGGCCTTGATGAAGATCTTGGCCGCGCACCCATAACTCTTGCCCGAGCCCACCGGGCCCATGATGCCCTGCACAAAGTTCTTGGACTGAATGAAGTCGTAGATGACCGGCGACTCGCTGAAGTCCAAGTTCAAGCCGCCAACCGGCACCGTCTTCTGAGACTGCTCTTTAGTCCTGCTCATCTTCTTGCTCCTTGCGTTCTTCACAAAACTCACAGCCTGGGTGGTCAGGATCCCTGCAATCAGGGTTATCCCTTAACTTGCGCTCATAGGCCCGAGCGGCCCGGATGTCATCACGCGACTCACTCATTGCTGGAACCCCGAGGGGCCACCACATTGATGTCAATCACAGATGGCTTCTCGCTGCCGTCATCAGGGTTGTCCAGCAAGCCAGCCGCCTTGGCCAGCAGCCTCAAGACCCCGACCTTATCGTACAGCTCAATGTCCAGCGTGGAGTACACATTGCCGTCCGAATCCTTCTTGCTGTTGACCTTGATCGACTTGATCGCATGCAGCGCGTGCTCCGGTATCAGGTGGCTGGGCTTGACAGTCACATTGCCGTGCTCATCCCACGACATGATGTCAGTCAGCTTGGTGTTGGCCATTGACAACAGCGCAAAGGCCACCGCCTCCTTGTTGGCCACGATGGTCGTTGAGCGCTCCAGCCTGCGCTGCACAGACCTCACCCCGCCCCAGTTGGTCAGCGGCGGGATCACGCTGCTTGTTTTAGGTCGTGCCATCAGAAGGGTATATCGTCATCAAGGTCGATCTTGCGAGCCGGTGCCTGTTGGACAGGTGCCGAGTAGGCTGGCTGGCCATACCCACCAGAAGGCGCTGCCTGGCCCTGCACTTGGCAAAGCTCACCAATGCTCAGGCTGATCCACTTCTCGCCAGCCACATTCGTCTTCGTCCAGCCGCTCACCCACCTCACCTCGCCATTGGGCAGCATCACCCTGCCCTTCAAGTTAGGGTGCTTGTCAGTTGTCTTCTGGTCGTTCTTGAACAAACTGCCTTGTCCTGCTCTCATTTCGTATGCCATCTCAAAGTACTCCTTTTGGTTGATTATCGTTTACGGGGGAAAAAGGGGGGAAAATTTCAGGGTGGCCCCCGCACGCTACCGGTAGGGGGTGGGGGGCAAGGGTCGCGTTCCGCGCACGGTGACGGGCGGGTGTCGCCTGGCCGCATGCTGGCGCGTATAGGTAGGCCGTTGGCTGCTGGGCGCTGGGTACACCCCTTTGCGGCCAGCCCTGTACAAAATCCAATCGTTCGTATGGTGGTTTGACACAGCGGATTGCAAGGCCTACAAGCCCTTGATCTGCTGGTTGGCTACCCATGTACCAGCCGCACCCAGATCGTGGCAGGAAGGCTGGTTTCCGTGGCTTGGCGGGGCATGCATTCATCGGGCATCTGCCTTCAACTGCCTGATCCCGACCATCAGGACGCTGGCGGTGGGCTCGATGCCCTCGGCGCGGTACAGCGGTAGCAGCACGGCCAGGCTGGCCTCGATGTCCTTGGCTCCGATTCCGTCTGCAATCAGCTCTGCAATTTCTTGGTGTCCAAGAACTGAAGTCAAGTTACTTGTTAACAGGTTACTTGAATTCATCCTTGTTAAAAGACTTTCTTTAACAACCTGTCTACTAGTACCCTGACTTCTAGTGTTCTCAGCGTTTAGGGACACTCCAGAGTGTCCTATTGGTTGCCTATGTGAGACCTCTTTTTGCACTTCATTGGACACTGCTGGGTGTCCTATGTGGGATGAGTTATCCACAGGCTGTGAACTGGCTGGCTTTGCCTTTTTGATGGCATTCTTGATGCTCTTGACTGTCATTGTGTCGGTTGATTTGACCACGATTGGACTCCTCTTTGCTGGTTGTCTGAGTGCTTTGCTGATGGCTTGGGCGACCCTTTGCTGGCCCTCTAAGTCTGCTTTGTCTGCTTGGTCTCGTTGCTCCTTTATGATTAATGGCGGTCTGGTGTCCTCGATGCTGGAGGTGACCGCCATGGCTGTCTCAGCGTCTACTGTTGAGTCGTAGATGACCCGCAGGGTGTTGCACCGCTCGCCTCTGAAACCCTTTTTGAGGATCTCCACATAGCCTGCAGCTCTGAGCCGCATGATCTGGTTGGTGATGGCTTGGCGGCTGATGTTGAGGTCTTTGGCCAGCCTGGCTTGGCTCACCCAGGTGATGCCTGCCCGGTTGCAGTAGGAGCACAGCACGCCCAGGGTTCTGATTGAGCCGTCTGTCAGGGCTGGGTCTGTCAGCGCCTTGATGGGCATGACCGAGATCTTGCGCTGGTCTGGCATCGCCTCCTTGAGGTAGATGCGGGGCTTCTTGGCAGGCAGCTTGAACTGGACTATGTTGTCAGGCACAGCGCTCATCCTTGGCCACCTGGTGCATGTAGTCGCGCACCCGCTGCTCTGCTCCGGGCCCATAGAGTTTGTCCATGCTGGCCAGGTGCCGGGTGATCAGCTCCTTGTCCTTGAGCGTCTCCCAGGTGGTCAGCAGCTCCCGTGCGCAGGCCATCAGCATGATGGTCATGTCGGGCTCGATTGGCCCCTTGTGCTTTGGATACCATACCTTGAACTGCCTCTTTAAGAGTTTCATTGGGGCTTGGGTGCCTTGGCCTTGATGACTCGGGTCACCGCCTCGGTGGTCACAAACCTGTGCGTGTTGGCGCACTCATAGCGCCTGTAGGTGCTGTTGTCGGGGCGCTGACGGGTCTCCTTGACCTCAACCCAGGCCTTGCATACGGGGCAGATCATGTCAGTCATTGCCCTTGGTCAGTTGCTCATTGAGCTCCAGCGCCATGCGCCTGACTTGGTCGAGCAGCTCGCGTAGGTCGGTGACCGACTGCATCTCAATCTCCAGCGCGTTCTTGAGCAGCTCGATCTGGTGGTGCAAGTTGCGGAACTCGCCGTTGGCCGATTGGGTGTCCCTGACCACGCCGTCATCATCACGGTAGAGCTTGACATAGCTGATGTGCATCACTTGACCTCGCACAGCTTGATCAGGCAGTAGATGGCCAGCAGTGTCAGGCCCGAGCCCAGGCTGACCAGCACAAAGAAGGTGAGAATGGTTGTCATGCGTGTTGCTCCAAGCTCCAATGCAGGATCGCCAGCGCGTCTGCCTCGTTGTCATCTGTTACCGGGTGGCCCTTGGCCTGCATGGCCTTGACCATCTCATCCTTGCCAGCGTTACCCTTGCCGGTTGCGTGCTTTTTGATCGTGCCCACCGGCACCCCAGCGTAGGGAATCTTGTGGTGCTCGCACCAGGCGGTCAGCGTGGCCAGCAAGCCGCCATACACATGGGCTGAGTCAGTGCTGGCATGCCGCCTGACCTCCTCAAAGTACACAGCGTGGATCTCACCGCCCAGCGTGCCCTTGAGCTCGGTCAGCCACTGCTTGAACCGCAAGTAGCGCATGCCGCCGCCCTCATAGCGGCCAGGCTTAAAGCTCGACCACCCATGAACGATTGGGCCGGTCATCTGCCTGCATGCCCAGCCGGTGGTGGTGCCCAGGTCAAGGGCAAGGATGGTCTCGCTCATAGCGCACCAGACTGCCTGAGAGCTGCAACAAACTCTTCCATCTCGGGGCAGGGGATCTGGGTGGCATGGTCGGCATCACCGGTCATGGCCAGAGCCTCGACAACCACAGCAGTCGGGTACTCCACGCCATCCTTGGACATGTCCAGGATGCGCACTGCGTCTGCGTGGGTCATGGTTGCCTCACGCCAGACAGAAACCGCTGCAGCCGGGGCGTGAGCTCGCCGTAGCGGGGTTGGAGCTGGTCTCTGACGCACTGGTCAATGATGGACGAAACGCTGCGGTGCTGGTCGGCAGCGGCAGTGTCCAGCAGTTGGCGCGTTTGCGGGTGCAGGCGCATCAGGAAGGGTTTGAGTTTGGGTGTAGGTGTTTCCATGCGCTCAGTGTATATCACCCAGATATGCTTGCAGGCAGGCCATCTGCAACTTTCTTGCGATCTAAGGGTAAGCACCTATGAATTTAGCTGTTTTGGGGCTGTTCAAGCGATATACAAACCGTGCTACACTGACACCATGTTCAACAGCGCAGATAACGCGCAACAGGAGTTCAACATGACAACCACCACCACTACACAGCTCGGCGACATCTCCGAGACCTACTTGTCAACCGGCAAGCATGACAGCAAGGGCCGCATGATCGGCTTCATTGTCGGCTTCCGTGATGACGGCACAGAGTTCTTTGCATGGGTGCAGAATGCTCGCCTTGTCAATGGCGAGTGGGCCGACTACGGTGTTCGCCAGCGCAGCCGGTCATTCCCAGCCCAGCACTTTGCCACCACCTGGGCCTACGCAGCAGCCCGAGTGCGTATCGCCAAGATCCAGAAAGGTGCCTGATCATGACCACCACAGAGAAACAATTGATCGATGCAATCAAGGCTTTGCCTGGGCATCAAGTCTTTCCGGGCAGTCTTGGCGGTTGCGTGAAAATTGCACGCACCCTTCCAAATGGCATCAGCCAGCAAAGCGTTTGGCTTAATCGCCCCAGCACCATCGACAATCTGCAAAACATTCTGGCAGCAGCCAAGGTGGCAGCATGACCACCAAATTTGTAGCCTACTACCGGGTCTCCACTGACCGCCAGGGCCAATCTGGCCTTGGCCTCGATGCCCAGCGTGCAGCCGTGGCCAAGCACATCGGTGCTGCCGAGCTGGTCGCCGAGTTCACCGAGGTCGAGTCTGGCCGCAAGAATGACCGCGAGCAGCTCGCCGCCGCCATGGCCACCGCCAAGAAGGCCAAGGCCATGCTGGTGATCGCCAAGCTGGATCGCCTGGCTCGCAATGTCCACTTCATCTCTGGCCTGCTTGAGTCTGGCGTGCCCTTTGTCTGCGCTGACATGCCCGAGGCTGACCGCACCTTCTTGCAGATGATGGCCGTGTTTGCTGAGTGGGAAGCCCGCAAGATCTCCGAGCGCACCAAGGCCGCCCTGGCCCAGGTCAAGGCACAGGGCCGCACGCTGGGCTGCCCGACACCTGAGATCGGCTCTGCGCTGGGTGTGCAGGCCGTGATGATCAAGGCAGACAAGTATGCCGACCGTGTTGGCCCTATCGTGCGCGACATCATCGCCCGGTCTGGTGCCAGCACCCTGAGAGACATTGCCGCTGCCCTCGAGGCTCGCGGTGT